AGCGACGATACAGGGAATGATATTATAACTCTTCCAGATGGCAGAGAAGTAGTAAATCAATCAGTAATAGCACGTGATAAGCTTCGAACCGACACCCGCAAGTGGATGCTTTCAAAAATGCAGCCTAAAAAGTATGGCGATAAACTTGATGTTACCAGTGGAGATAAACCAATAGATAAGGATCCTACTATAAACTTAATAGTTGATGGTAAAACTTTCAATTTGAAAGAAGATAGTAAAGAAAAGTAACAAACTGTTTTGTTTTATTCGAGACACATTTAATAATATTAAGAAAAACATACAATAAAGTAACAATATGAATTTTGACCCTAACCCACTATTCTATGAAATGGTTAAAATTTATCTCGAGAATAAAGATAAGCCAGATAAAATAACGATATGCAATGAAGGTAGTTCCAGATCATCAAAGACTTGGGACTTTTTCCATTTTCTGGTAATGTATTGCGAAAACAACCAGAATGCAGATAATGAAATATACATACTTAGAGAAACTTTAGTCGATTGTAAGGATAAGACTTTTAAAGAATTTAAGAAATGTTTGAAAGTTATGAAAGTCTGGGATGATAATTGTTTAAGCTCCCCACAAAAACCCGATTATAATTTATATGGCAATCAAGTAATGTTTAGAGGGCTTGATGATTCAAGCGAAGGTTACCCATCCGATATAATTTTTGTTAATGAAACATTAGAAAACCAGAATAAAGAAAAGATTGACGGTATTTACATGAGGTGTCGCAAGCTTGTAGTTTATGATTGGAATCCTAAATACACTCAGCATTGGTGTTTTGATTTAGAAGGTCAGCCAAATGTACACTTTACACATTCAACATATAAAAATAATAAACACCTTGAACTATCTGTAATTAATACAATAGAAGGTTATTGTCCTTGGAATTTTGAAGATTTACATCTACCAGAAAAACAAAGAAGACCACATTTAGAAAATATAAAAAATGGCACTGCCGATAAGTATAGATGGCAGGTTTACGGTGAAGGTATCAGAGCAGCCCCAGAAGGTTTAATATTCCAATACGTTACTTATATTGATTCGTTTCCTGATATGGGGTTTTCTTACGGGCTTGACTTTGGATTTACAACAGACCCCACAGCTTTAGTTAAATATGCTGAGGATAAATTTAATATTTGGATTGAGCTACTATTGTATGAACCAACAGAAAATGCAGATTTAATACATGAATTTGCTATTGCTAATGATATTAGGTATCAAGAGATACCAACAACAGCCGATAGTTCCGATAAGTACACCGGTGAGAATAAAGGAACGGTCGAAATGGTTAAAGATTTAAAAGGTAAAAGATGGAACATAAGTAAGGTTAGTAAAACTAAATCAATAATGTACTGGCTTACCTCAATGAAGAAAAAGAAAATACATATAGTTAAAAACCACCTTTACCAATATGCAAAGAAGGAACAAGAGAATTATAGAATGAAACTAATTAATGGTATTGCTATAAATCAACCGATTGATAAATGGAATCATATGTGGGATAGTGCGAGATATTCTCATATAGCAAATAACAACAAAAAGGCTGCAATGTATTGATACATATAATTTTATTTTGTAAATTGCATAGAATTAAAACTAAAACTAAATATTATGACAAAACCTACATTATTTCAAAAAATGAATCTTTTTTTGGTGCATAAAAAAGCTAGTAAAGAGTTAAGAAATTATTTTGATGGAATATCATTTAGAAAATCTATAGATGTATGTGAATATTATAATAGATTATTAAAATCGGAACAAAAAGAAAGTTTATCTGAATCGCTAGAATTATTTATATTTACGAGAGAATTAACAGAATACTGTAAATCTTTATATCATAGTAAAAAAATAATAAATAGCGAGCAATATAAAAAAGTTATAAAACTATTAGATAAACAATCTAATAAATAAACATAAACCCTCTTAATTGAGGGTTTTTTATTGAACTAATGTATTGATAAAATCTATACAATTAAATTCAATATATATTCTATTTATATAAGAAATATCTATGGTAATGTAAATCATATAAATTTATTTTATATCTTTGTAAACATATTACATTTAATATGGCTACAAAAACGTTCGAACAGATTGTAGATATTATCAAGCTAGGCGTACCAGATTGGGTTAATCAAGCCGAAATAGAACACGTTAGAATGAATGTGCATATTAACGGAAAACATACCGCTGCATATTTAAAAACTATTGATAATATAGAAAACCCTCAACAATTAGCACTAAGAAAGAAATTCTTAACAACTAATAGACATTTATTTACTAACTTATCTAGACCTATTGATAAGGTCTTTTCCGCTAAAGGCGGTGGTAATATATATAATCTTAATACAGAAGCTAAAGAAGCTAATTTAAGGGGTCGACTATCAAATGTTAGACACGGCAAGCCAATTAATAAATGGATAAAAGATATTCAAGCGAATAAATATTACACCGATGCGGCTGGATTAGTCTTTTTTGAATGGACTAAAGATAAAACATACCCAACTATTAAATCAATTAAATCTATTCAGAATTACGAAAGTGATGGACGAGAATTAGAATGGCTATTATTTAAGCCGGTTAATGAAATAGTAGGAGGTAAAGAAACGGGTAATAAATTATATCGTTTTGTTGATGATAAATTTGATTATCTTATTAAAGAATCAAACGGACAGTTTAATGTTTTAGAGGATGACACATTTAAAAACCCATTTAAAAAAGTACCTGCAATAATTAATTCTGATATTGTTAATTCTGATTTAACATACAATGAATCACCATTCGAGGTTGTTGTAAGTCTAGCAGATCATTATCTCAGAACTGGTTCAATTAAAAACCTTAATGAATTCTTACATGGTTATCCTATATTTTGGCGTTATCTAGCCGATTGCCCAACATGTAAAGGATCAGGCCAGCTAGACGCTAAGGATTGTCCTAAATGTAATGGTACAGGCAAAAACCTCAGTAAAGACATTACAGATATAATAAACTTAGCACGTCCCGAAGGTGATGATGTGGTTATCGCTCCTGATGTTGCTGGTTATGTTACTCCTGATATTGAGAGTTGGGAACAAATGAGAACAGAACAAAGTTCCATATGGGATTTAACAGAGCTTACAGTATGGGGTTCAAAAATGATCAAGGATGCTAACAACGAAACGGCAACCGCTGCATTCTTAAATATTCAGCCTGTTAACGATAGATTAAACGGTTTTTCAGATGCTTTCGAGGATATGGAAAAGAAAATGACTGATTTAATCGGCGTTTTCTATCTTAAAGTTTATAAAGGTTCATCTATCAGTTACGGTAGACGCTATCTTGTTGAATCTCCTGATGTTATTTGGAAGAAATATGAAGAGGCCAGAGAAAAGGGAGTTAGTAAAGTAGCCTTAGATTGTCTATTAATACAATTCTATCAATCAGAATATTCTAACGATATAATAAATCTAGCAATAGCACAAAAGAGTATTAAGCTAGAACCATTTATACATAAAACTGATGAGGAATTAGTTGCATTACCGGTTACTGATGAAGATAAAAAAGCAAAGATATATTTCAATGAATGGTTTAAAACGGTTACAGAATTAAAATTATTAAGCCAAGATACACAAAAACTGGCTAGTGAATATGAAACTTATTTAAAAACTAAATCTATTCAAGATGATAAAAACGTATGATGAATTTAAGGTAGTCTATAATGGGGATCAGAACAAACGGCAACGGTTAATAATATATATACTAAGTCTACAGGCTTATTGTATGTAGTATCTGAAAAACAGACCGAGGTTAAGAATAAACCAGGTAGAAAACCAAACGTAAAATAAAATGATAAACGAAACAACATGGCAAGAACTTGCTAAAAGAACGGGTTTAGAAGTCGACAAACTTCAAGAAGCAATCAACTCAGAAAAAGAGGAATCTATTGAATTGTCTCAGGTCAATATCTTAACAGATACAGAACTTACTACATTAAAAGAAACAGTAGGTAAAGAATCAGCTAAGAATGGTTCTAAAACAATGATAGAAATGGAGGTAAAGGCACTTAGAGAGAAGCACGGCCTTGAATTTGAAGGTAAAACAATTGATAATTTAATCAATGCTTATGCAACAAAACAAATAGCAGATGCAAAGATTGAACCGGATAAAAAGGTGAGTGAATTAAAAACCTCGCTAGGAAACCTTCAAGATAAATACAATACAGATTTAGGCATAAAGTCTAATGAGAATTTAGCACTTACAAAACGAATAAGTGATTTTCAAGTTAATGGCGATTTAGCAAAACACCTTCCTGATGGATTAAAGGGAATTGATACAAATGATTTTATAACACTTGCAAAAACATCTGCAAACTTTGATTATGAAGATGGTCAATTAGTTGTGAAAAAGGGCGGAAAAACATTAAAGGATAAAATGGAAAATCCAATTTCTCCAAAAGATTATCTAACAGACTTTGCTATAAATAAAAACTGGATTAATTCAGATGGTAGAGGCGGTGCTGATGACAAAGGGAAAGGTAATGGAAGTTTCAAAAATATGAACGATGTTTATAAGCACATGGAAACCAATAATATTAATCCAACATCATCGGAAGGACAAAAGCTAGTTGCTGATTTTAGTAATGATTAAAAATAAATAAAATGGCAAATTATAGTGATAGTGTATGGAATGCAGCTCAATATAAATTGAGTGAAATGATGAATAAGCCTGAGTTTAAGTCCAAACCATCGGCAGCTTTAAGCGTGTTTATGAAGAATACCAATTTCCTTATTCCCGCTTCAGAGCGAGAGCGTATGTGGAATCAAAAACCAAGTGATACAACAGCGGTTACTTTAAAGACGTTGAACAAACAAGCGACTACAACAGCAAGTGTAAGAGCAGCTGCTCATACAGGTAGTATCAATGATAGTTCAACAGCAACAGCGAGTTATACAACTTACGCAGCTAAGTTTAAGTATTCAATTAAACAAGCTGATAGGAACGTATTTGGATTAGGTGAAGAAATTGCAGCTCAAATAAGATCAGCAGCAATAGCTATAAATTCTAATATTGAAACAGCTTTAATTAGTTCTTTAGATACTAACAGATCGCAAGTAGTAGTATCATTAACCCCTCAATCAGTAACGTGGGATGCAACTAACTATTGGGCTGGTGTAGCTAATAGTGAGGATGATTTTTATTTTCAACGTATTCAAGCGTTTATGGTAGAGCAATATTATAACGGCAATTTTGATGTTATTAATAATATTGGTGCATCAATTAGAATGCAACAAATAGCACAGCAAGGGCAAGGTAATCAGACTAATCTAGGATGGCAGATACCAGGTATTAATGCAGTAACCTCAACAGGTTTTGCTAATGAAACAGGATATGACTACATGAGTTATATTTTAGCTGAAGGAACAATAGGTATATTACCTTGGATACCAGAATTAAACCGTCAAGGATTTGGTAATACTTTCCAAAATGGTGGTTCTTATTCTACTATGGCTGATCCTCTTGGTTCAGGACTTACTTATGCAGTTCACCAATATGCAACAGGTGCCGATAATGGTTCAGCCGCAGGTGAATCTCAAGACGTTGATGTTCAGGTTGAATTATCAGTTGATTTAGCACCGGTTTATGCTCCTATGAGTACATCCAATGCAAGTCCAGTATTTAAAACAGGTTTACTACAATAGTATGAAAAAGTTATTTTTATTATTGGCTTTTGTGATTGTAGCAATCACAG